CTGGGCGACTCGCTTGAGATCACCTGCCTCCGTCTGGCCCTCGGCATCCCCGGCCAGCCGACGATGACCGCCATCGCCGAGAAGCACGGCCTGACCAGAGCCGCCATCTCGTCACGGGTGAAGACGGTGCAGAAGAAGCTCGGCCTGCCTCCGAGCGTGTACATGAAATCGGATTCCGCCTGCGCGAAACTTTCCAACGCCCGGAGGAAGAAACTCAAGTGAGTTCCGAGAAAGTCCGACCCATCGACCTCGCCGGCCGCTTCGGCGTCACCAAGCAGGCCATAAACAAGTTCATCCAGCAGGGGATGCCCATCGACTCCATCGAATCCGCCGAAGCCTGGTACATGGCCAAGGGGTCTGGTCGCATGGGTTCCGCCGTCCGTCCCGACAAGGACTTCAACGAGACCGTCGAACGCCAGCGCGAACTCAAGGCTCTGGCCTATCAGCAGTACCTCGACGACCTCGGCAGCAACTCGCCCGACGCCAGCAAGTCCTACGCCACCTACGACAAGTTGGTGAAGACGCTGGTCACGCTGGAGAAGGAACTCCAGGCACGGCAGATCGCCAGCCGTGAGTACATCCGCACCCAGACCGCCATTGAAAGGTTCGGTCGTGTGTTCGCTCAAGTGCGTGAAGAGGTCAGCCAACTCGGCACGAAACTGGCGTCGAGGGTCAACCCGGACAATCCGGGCCGCGCCATGAAGGCCATCGACGACGAGGTGAAGAAGATGCTTGAGCGTCTGTCGTCCGCCGCCGGCTACGCAGAGCAGGCCGTCGTGAAGGAAGCCGACACGGAAGAACCAATCGAGGTAGGAGAGGACGAGGAATCCGTTGACGAAGTCGAATGATCATCGACCCGCAGACAGTCGATACTTTCGAAGCCCACATCCGTGCGATGATGACGCCCGACCCGGAAGGCGACATCGTCCAATGGCTGGAAGCGAACGTGCGCGAAGTTCCCGGCTCGCCGCAGCCCGGTCCGTTCAGGGTCGAGTCCACGCCGTTCCTTGCTCCCATCCTCCGTGCCTTGACGGACCCCGAAATCACCACCGTCGTCGTCATGGGCGCGGTGCAGATGGGCAAGTCGTCGCTGCTGGAACTCTGGTCAACGTTCATCCCTGCCCGTTCGCCTGGACCCACCTTGCTGCTTCAGGACGTCGATGACAACGCGCAGGATTGGCAGAAGGACCGATTGCGTCCGATGTGGGAAGCCACGCCGGCGACGCTTGCCAAGATGGAGGACTCCGAACGCAACCAGTGGAAGAAGACCCGTTTCGAGCGTAACACCTGCTGGGTGCTGGGCGCGAACAATAAGAAGAACCTTCAGCGTCGCTCGATCCGCTTCCTCGGCGGTGACGAAGTCTGGCTCTGGCCCAAAGGTCACCTTAACGAAGCCTTGGCCCGTCGCACGGCGTTCATCTGGCAGGGCAAGTCTCTGCTCGTCTCGCAGGGCGGCGTCGAAGGCGACGACATCACCGACCTCTGGAACCAGTCCGACCGCCGTGAGTGGACGTTCAAATGTACCCAATGCGGCACACGGCAGGCTTTCGAATGGGAGCAGTTGATCTATCCCGAGGACGCCCGTGAGCCGAATGGATGGAACTTGGACAAGGTGAAGGCCGGCTGCACCTACGAGTGTAAATCCTGCAAGCACCGCTATCGTGATTCTTTCGAGGTCAGGGCCGAGCTGAACGCCACGGGCGAATACATCCCCATGAATCAGAACGCCCCGAAAGGCGTCGTCGGATTCCATTGGAACTCGCTCTGCGCTCAATGGGGTCTCGACTGGGGAAAACTCGCCGAGATGGCGATCCGCGCCAAGCAGGCTTTCGAGGAACACGGCGACGACGTCGCCCGTCGTGAGTTCAAGCAGAAGCGTCTGGCCATCTCTTGGTCCGACGACCCGGACGACGGCGGCGGCGAAGTCATGCCGCAGGGATACAAGATGCTCGACCAATGGGACGACGAAGGCTTCATGGTCGATAGCAAGCTCGCCGAACCGCCTTTCCGTGAAGAGTACAAGAAGGCCAAGCAGTTCGCCCGACTCCGCTTCATGGCGGTGGACGTGCAACGCAAGGGCTTCTACTGGGCCGTCCGTGCCTGGGCGTTGGATGGCAAGTCCCGCATGATCCAATGGGGCTACTGCGACACCGAGGACGAACTGCGCGAAGCCCAGAAGAAACTTGAGGTGGCCGACTTCTTCGTCTTCGTGGACTCGGGCGACGGACCTAACACCGACACCGTGTATCGGATGTGCGCGAAGTTCGCTTGGAACGCCACCAAAGGTTCCGGCCAGAACGAATTCCCTTGGCGTATCCAGACGCCCTACGGCATCAAGGTGGCCTATCGCCCCTACGCCCGCGCCAAGGTGATCCAAGTCGGCCAGACGTCCTGCAAGTTGTACCTGTTCTCCAACCTGTACTTCAAGGATTCGATGACCCGCCTCCGTCGCGCAGGTCACCACACCTACCCCGAGGACGCCGGCGACGAGTACCGCAAGCAGATGCAGTCGGAGCATCGCACCCGCCAGGCCAACGGGCAGGCCATCTGGCTGCCCATCGGCGACCGTGCGAACCACCTCTGGGACGTCGAGGTCATCGGGATGCTGCCCGCCCTCATGGCCAAGCTCATCGGCCGGGGCAAGAACCGCAACGGCAAGCCCGAAGACCGCAAACCTGACGAGAAGCAGAGCGAGGAAGAAACCGCTTGACGGACATCCTCACAGCGGTAGAGTTAATCCAAGCCGTCTGGCCCTTCTGGAAAAACCACGGGTGGCTCTTGTGGATCGTACATGGGTTGGGTCAGACGGCCCCTTTTACACAGGGCTAAACGCAAATGGCGCGCCCCCAAGGTATCTTCCTGATTTTCGATATTTGCGATATCCTCGACATCGTCGAACAGGCCAAGACGTTGCTCAAGCAGGGTAAGACCATGATGGAGTATTCCGACTCCGGCACCTCCGTCGTGAAGCAGTTCCCGATGGACATTCAGACGGTCCTGATCGAAGCCCGCTACGCCCTGATGGTCAAAGACCCTCAGACCTACGGCTCCATCGACCGTGTCCGGGTCATCAATATGCTCAATAACTTCCGAGGATTCTGATGAAAAAACCGACCGCCAAGAAGCCTGCCGTCCCGCAGGTGAAGAAGCCCAAGACGCCGAAGGTGGCCCGCAATGCGGTGCCGCAGAAGCAGGCGAACGGCTACGGCGGCGGCTCGGGTCCGGGCATCTTCTCCAATTTCGAGTCGGCGAAGTTCAGCAACAAGCGTTCGTGGATCTGGTCGTCTTGGCCGCAGGACTTCAAGAAGACCATGACGGTCTTCGACCGCATGGAGACCACGCGCAAGATGCGCTGGCTGGAACTCAATGCGGGACTCATCCGACAGGTGCTGGCCGACATGGCCCTGTACACCGTCGGAGGAGGCATCAAGGCCCAGGCTCAGTCGGGCGACGAGATGTGGGACGATGCGGCGGAAGCCTACTTCAAGCAGTGGGGTGCGCGAGCCTGCGACATCACGGGACGTTTCTCGTTCTTCGAACTCCAGCACATCTGCTGCCGCCTGATGGACCGTGACGGCGAGGTCTTCATCATCAAGACCCGTGGCCCCGGCGGCGAACCCCGACTTCAGGTCATCGAATCCCATCGTGTGGGCAACTCGTCCAACAACGAAGTTCCTCCGGGCATGACGGACGGAATCCTCTTTGGTCCCTACGGTCAGCCCATCGCCTACAACGTGATCCGCTCTGACGGCTCCAGCCGTCTCGTCCCCGCCAATGCGGTGCTTCACCTGTACGAGCCTGAGCTCGCCTCGGGAGCGCGGGCTTACAGCCCCCTCCAGCACTCCATCAATAACTTGGTGGATATGCTGGAGATTCTTTCATTGGAGAAACTGGCGGTCAAGACCTCGTCGGACATCACGCGCACCATCAGCCGTGAGAACCCGAACTTTGACGGCACCCAGTCCGATTTCGAGGCGTTCGGGATGCGTCCGCAAGACTACGGAGACGGCATGACCGACCTGAGCGAAGCCTCGACGTTCCTCGGCGGCAAGGTGCTGGCCCTCGCTCCTGGAGAGAAGTTGGAATCTTTCGAGTCCAACCGCCCGAACAAGACCTTCGATGGATTCATCGAACACCTTGAGCGTGACTCGCTGGCGGGTATGCTCCCCTACGAGTTCGTGGCCAATCCCACGAAGGCTGGCGGAGCGGTCATGCGTTTCGTCGTCGCCAAGGCCGACCGAAAGTTCTCCCACCGCCAAGCCGTGATGATGCAGCGTTTCCTTACCCCCGTATGGGGCTACGTCATCGGCACTGCGATCAAGGAAGGTTACCTCCGTTCGACCGAGTACTGGACCAATGTCTCTTGGACGACTCCCCGCAAGGTCACCGTCGATGCCGGCCGAGACGCCCAGCAAAACCGACAGGACATCGAATCGGGACTCAAGACGCTCACCGAAAACTATCTCGAAGAGGGTCTCGACCCGAAGGAGAAGATGCGCGAGAACGCCGCCGAGAAGAAGTACCTCATCGAACTCTCCGAGGAGTTCGGAGTACCGCTCTCGATGCTCTACAAGCCGCAGAACGTCGCCCCCGCCGACATCAACGCTTCCGTCACCGAAGAGGAACCCACCCAGATGGACGACGGGGCCAAGATCGAGGAAGACGTGGACCCGGACGACGAAGAAACTTTCGAAAAATAATCCATGTATTCCCTTTCCAACGCTTTCAAGACCTTCGCGCCGATGCTCATCGAGCCGGCGAAGGCCAAGGCTTACCTCGACAAGGTGGCCAGCATCTCTCCCGCCGACCTGAAGGCAGGCGAAGACCTTGAGCAGATGATGGAGATGATTTTCGGCCATCGCCCCGAGATGATGAAGTCAGGGCCTTTCGCCGTCATCCCCGTGAAAGGCGTCATCGGTTCGGGACTCACCGAGCTGGAGAAGATGATGGGCGCGACGGACGTCGAGGACATCGAGGAGATGCTGGAGGACGCCGAACGTGACGAAGCCATCGAGCATATCATCTTCGACTTCGACTCGCCTGGAGGCACCGTCACGGGCGTTCCCGAGATGGCTGACCGCATCCGCAACAGCCCCAAGCACACCGTCGGCTGGACGAACAAGCAGTCCTGCTCCGCATCCTTCTGGCTGATGAGCCAATGCGACGAGGTCTATGTCAGCCCGTCGTCGATGGTCGGTTCCGTGGGGGTGTACATGGCCACCTACGACATGACCCGAGCCTACGAGGCCGAAGGCATCAAGGTGGACGTGATCAAGGCCGGCTGGGCGAAGGCCGCTGGCTATCCCGGCACCACGATGTCCGACGAGCAGCGCAAACTGTTCCAAGAGGACGTCAACGAGACCCACGAATGGTTCAAGGGCGACGTGATGGAAGTCCGTTCCTACTCCGATGCCGCCGACATGGAAGGCCAAGCCTGGTCCGGGAAGAAGGCCGCCGAGAAGAACCTCGTCTCCGGCATGATGAACACCTTCGACGACCTGCTGGAACACATCAATCCCGTGGCCTATCAGGAAGCCGAATCCCAAGAGAAGAAAGTCCCGTCCATCGGACCTTCCGAATACGGCGACTCCCGCGCCAAGGCCGCCGACGTCTCGCCCGAGCAGGGCGAAACCGAAGGCAAAAAGAAGAAAAAGAAGAAGAAGCCGGACGGCACCGATTCAGACGAAGACGAGGACGAAGGGGAAGCCGCTCCCATCGAAACGGACAAACTGCCCAAGTCTTGACACTTGGCTAAACCCATGACGCTTGAAGAACGCCTCAATTCGCTGAAGGAAGCCTTCACCGGCAAGACCGCCGAGGTCGAAGCCAAGGCCAGCGAAGTCGCCTCCCTGTCCGCCAAGGTCGAAGAATTCACCGCTTCCATGTCCGCCAAGGACGCTGCGATCGTCGAGTTCACCGCCAAGGTGCAAGACCTGACCGCCAAGCTCGCCGCCGCCGATGAACTTCGTGCGAAGGCCGAAGCCCAGGCCGCAGCCATCTCCGCTTCTCAGGAAACCGCCGGCAAGAAAGCCGCCGTCATCGCCGCTTCCGTCGGCGTCCAGCCGCTTGAAGTCACCCCCGCCGAAGTCGCCGCTACTTCCAAGAGCGACGAGGATATCACCGCCGAGTGGGTGGCCCTCAAGCAGAAGGACGCCAAGGCGGCTTCCGAATTCTATGGCAAGAACCGCGCTGCGATCCTTCGCTCCGCCGGCCTTCGCTGATTCACTTTTCCCTAACCCCAACCTCCCGCTATGTCTAACGCAATTGGTGGCTTGACCCTCCAGCTCGTCGCTGAAGAGTCCCTCCGCACCCTCGTCCCCGAACTCGTTCCCCTGACGGAAATCGCCGTCACCGATTTCGGTAACCTCGTCGCCGAGCGCGGCACCACGGTCCACACCCGTTATGCCAACTCGTTCAGCGCTTCCACCTTCGACCCTGCCGCTGGCTTCGTCCCTGCCGACGCCGTCTCGACGGACGTCCCGGTGACCATCGCCGACCTCAAGTATGTCGATGTCGCCTTCACCGATTATGAAGCCTCCACGCTGACGCTGGAACGCCTCCGTCGCCTGTTCTTCGCCCCGATCGCCAACGCCGTCCAGAAGTCCCTCTTCGACGACGTCCTCTCCAAGGTGACCAGCGCGAACTTCTCGACCGCCGCCTACTCTGGTGCCAAGTCCGGCTTCAACCGTGTCGCCGTCGCCAACGCTGCGACCGCCCTCACCAAGGCCAACCTGCCTCATAAGGATCGCAAGCTCCTCGTCAGCCCGGACGCCATGGGCCAGCTCGTTCAGGATGCCTCCGTCGCCAGCACCTACTCCTACGGTGTCTCCGACGTCATCCAGAACAACAGCATCGACAAGAAGCTCCACGGCTTCTCGATCACCGAGTACAACGGTTTCCCGGTCTCCGGCACCGCTTACGCCGAAGGTCTGAATGGCCTGGCTTCCTGCAAGGAAGGCTTGGTCATCGTGACCCGTGTTCCGGCTACCCCCACCACCGGCGGTGGCGAGCAGATGGTCGTCGAAGACCCGGACAGCAAGTTCTCCTTCGCTCTCCGCTACTGGTACAACTGGCAGGCCGGTAAGCACAATATGTCGGCCCTCTGGCTCGTTGGTTCTGCGGTCGGTAACCCGAACGCCCTCCAGCGCATCGCCTTCACCTCGTAATCACCGAGGCGACTTTCGGGGGAGTTTAAAATCCCCCAAAGCGACAATGCGAAGCCCTCTCCCCGCGCCACGGGGGGAGGGTTTCTTATTTTGACAATGGGCTAAACCCATGTCGGGAATCACGGAAGAATGGGCCTCAGACGCCTCGGAAATCCTTTCCGAGATCCCTAAGGCCGTGACCGTTAAAAACGTCCCAGGCGGCTCGCCAGTGGCCTTAAACGCCCTGATGTCGCAGCCGGCCATCATGCAGGACTTGGAAACGGGCGGTTTCCTCAACCATACGTCCTTCGACATGAAGTTCCTGCGGACGGACGCCGTCGCAAATCCGGGGCTAATCGCCTACGGGAACGTGGTGGCCTATCAGGGGCAGGAGTTCCGCATAATGACCGTGACCGACCGCCCGCCCTCCGCTTGGCTGATCGTCAAGGTCCAGACCAAGGTGCAGTAATGGCCCTTGTGGTCACAGTCGCCAACGGCGTCAAGGTGAACTATACCGAGTTCGCCAAGCATCTCGCGCTGTACAAGATGGTCATGCGTAAGACCTCCGAGGAAATCGTCAAGCAGCAGTCCCGGCTGTTCGCCAAGGATATGTGCGACTATACCCCTCCGTTCTCAGGGTCTCAGCCTGCCGTGAGCAAGGGTGGGGAAGGGGGGTTTGGTAACAAGGCCCGCAACAAAGGCCAAGATGCCGTCAGCCGTGACGTCCGCAAGATTTTCGCCCCCTTGGCCCAAGCTCCGGCATCGGCCATCGCCGCTTCGGACAATATGGGCATCCTGAACGCCTGGATGAGCGAGAAGATGAAACTTCCTACCCCCCACCAGCCCGAATATATCTTCAAGATGCTCGGCGAACGTGGGGTCATCGGTCAGAGCGAGTTTGATTATTTCCAGCGCGTCGAGACTACCAAGGGCGGAACCCCTGTAGCCGTCTACCTTGGAACGACAGAAAGCACGGTCAAGTCCATCCATGAACTACGTCGTGGTAAGCCTTCGTACAAGGTTTCCCAGACCAACAAGTCGATGATCAACTACGTCGATAATTGGAAGGTAGTCGAACGCTACATCAAGCGAGTCCAGCAGCGGGTCGGAAAACTGAAGTCAGGTTGGTACTACGCCGGCCTCAAACTCGGCAAGATGCCTACGTCCGCTTGGATTGCTAACCAAGGTGCTGGAACTTCCATCTACCAGCCGAGGCTCGGCGGACCAGACCCAACCATTAAGCTAGGCTCGACCGTAGGCCGCAATTACAGCCAAGGCTACCACTTCATGCGGATGGCCATGAACCACCGTGCTTTCGCCATGCGAGTGGCCATCCTCAAGCATCTTCAATCTCCGCGCAATCACGGCAAACTTATCGACGTCATCCGACGTCTTCAAGGCGGATTCAACCTTTCCAACACCGACGAATAATGACCTCCGGCACCGGCTTGTCCACCCCATCCCCCTTCTTCAGTTTTCGGACCGTCCTTGAAAACAAGGTGTCCGAATACCTGATCCCGCTGTTCCCAGGCGTCGCCGTACATAAGGGCGTCACCGATGAAATCCGGGTCTTGCCCATCATCATCGCCCATGCCGAGTCCAGCGCGGCGGTCCCAGACCTCGGCTCCAACACCCTTGGGAACTACACGGCGACCCTGAAGATTTACGTCTACTCTTCGGCCGACGACGAAACCCTCGACACCCACCGACAGCGGGTCGTGCAGGTCATCGGGGCCATGCGGGACGTGCTTGCTCTCCAAGCCCTCTGGAACCCGACTTCAGATGGCCAACTTTACGACCTTTGGATCACCAACGACGAGGAAGGCATGAGCCAGCGTCGGTACGGGAATGTCATCGAATACATGGTCTGGGGCGTGATGCCCCCTGCCCCTTGACACTTGGCTAAACCCATACGACTATGGCTGATACCCAGACTGATTACGGCGTTGCCCATTTCTACGGGCTTTATGGTTCTGTCACCTACATGACCGTCCAGTCCGACTCCCTGAACGAGACCTACAAGCTCGACGTGGAAGTCGCTGACGAGTCCGGCCGAGTCATCACCGACCGTTTGGACGACAAGTACAAGGAAATCACCATCGAAGGCGTCATCAAGGCCACCGGCGTCATCCCCCTCATCGGAAGCCAGTTTACCTACGGCGACGTCCAGTACATCCTGAAGTCACTCGACAACAAGGGTACCAACAAGGATTTCCGCAAGCTTTCCGTCAAGGGCGTCAAGTACCAGCAGATCGCCTAACAGGGCGGCATCCACGATGGATGCTCGATACCTACAGGCGGCGACCGTCCTGCCCCACCAGAACAAGGTGTGCGGCAGGACGCTTCGTCCTTTCTGCCTGCGTCACCGGGTGGCGATGGAAGCACTTCAATCTCCATTCCTCAATCCTTCTACGAAACCGATTGATCCCTATGCCGTCGTCATCGCTGCGCGAATCCTTTCGACGCACGACATGGAGGAAATGTGCCGACCGCTTTCGATTGTCGAGAAACTCTACATCGCAAGGATGGCCTTCAGTCGGAAGTACTTCTCACGCTGCGTAGGAATCATCCTTGGATGTATGCAGGTCGCACTTTCGTATCCCAAATTCTGGAGCAAGGACGAAAAGAAGGAGAACAAGAAGTATGAGGCTATTCCTTTTCCTCTGGCCTGCGTGGCCAGCCTATGCCGCAACGGCGTAGACCTTGAATCCGCCTGGACGATGCCGGAGGGCGAAGCCGTCTGGATGTCGGTAGCCAACGCCCTTGCCGAAGGTGCGAAGATCGACGTGCTTTCAACCGAAGAGGAAAAAGACCTCGAAAAGTTCGACGAACGAGTCGAAGCCTATAAGAAGTCCAACAACCTGAAAAACTGAAAACATGGCCGACCTATCAGTAACAATCGGACTAGACCAGACAGAGCTTGAAAAAGGTCTGGCGGATGCCGGCAAGACCGTCGGCAAGATGGGCGGAAAAGGCGGCAAGCCGGAAAATCCTTTCCAAGGCGCGGCAGATACGCTTTCAAGCCCAGCAGCCATCGGTGGTCTTCTCGGCGGACCCGTCGGTATGTTGATCGGTCAGTTCGTCGAGGCGTTCAGCGGAGCCATCAATAAGGTCATCGATTATGTCAAAGAACTGGTGGCGTATGCTACCAAACTCCGAAACCTATCGATTGCAACCGGCGTATCGACATCACAACTTCAAAAACTGGAGGGGGTAGCCCAGGCGAGCGGCGTGAGCCTTGAAACGCTTGCCCATTCGATGAACGAGTTCAACAAGCGCATGGGCGAAGCCCAGCGTAAGGGCGGAGAAATCCTGCCCATCCTCGCCAAGCTCGGAATTGGACTCGAAGACGTTCGCAACGGAAGTTTCGACAGCGTGACTGGCATGAAAGCACTCGCCGCAGCCTATGAAGCCGGAACGGACGAGATGACCTTGGCCTATTATGGGAACAAGATGTATGGATCGTCTTTTGAGCAACTGCTTCCCATCATCAAGCGCGGCTCTGCTGCAATCGATGAATATGGTCTGAGGACTGCTCGTAACACCGAGACTGCGTCTTTCGTGCTTGCTCGACTTAGCGATGATTGGGATAACTTCTGGCATAACTTCAAGGTAGTGATGATGGAAGGAATCGCCGCCATTGCTTTTTATTTTCAGACCCTTTCGGACTTGAAGAACCTCATCTGGGTTCGTTCTGTCGCAATGGTAAGTCCTGCCACCGCTGGTATTCTTGCCGAAAAAACGCTTTCGCCCGCCATCAGCAAAGAAAACAGGAAGATGCAACTTGATCTCGCAACGGCAGGACTTAGCGAGGATGAAAAGAAAAAGTTCATGGATGCTTATAATGCTGCTTCTGGAGCCAAGGAAGGCAAGAAACTGACCCCCTTCGGCCTGACCGAAGCCGGAGGTGCTTCACAGATGCAGCAGATGGGCGGCGGAGACATCTTCGGTGCTATCGGCTTCAGCCCGCTTGAACGCATCGCCACGGCCACGGAAGAGACCGCGCAGAACACCAAGCCCATCGCCGAGAAGACCCCGCAGACCCGCCAACCCGACACCCTTACAAAATAATGCCCTCCGCATCTGATACGGTAACCAAGTACGGCGATACGCTGACCATCCCCGTCCCGCAGTCGGGATGGCAGGTCGAGCAGGACGGCTTCGGCCTCCTCCAGGCACAGGTCAAGTTCAAGTGGGACATAGCCTATCGTGGCCAATTTCCGACCACGTTCCACCGAGGTCTGGCCCTGTCTACCATCATCCCAGGCGTGGATGAGGCCTACGCCAACATGACCATGTGGAAGGCCAACATGATCACGGACAAGAACAATGTCCTCATCATCACGGCTGACTTCGCTGGCATCGACCCGGAGTTCAACGGAGGTGCAAGGACCGACACGCAAATCGTGATGACCGGGGCGACCTCATCGGAACCCATCGAGCATCACCCTAACTTCCTCGTAAGGAATTGCACTAGCAACGGACTGAACAATGTGCTGGCCGGATTCCCGCCCCCTTCTGGATGGGATGATAACAAGACAGGTAACAATCCTAACCTCGCTTACTGGACGCCGAAGGTGGCCCAAGGCGGAGCGGTGCAAGGCCAGCAGTTCATCGGGTTCCTTCCGAATCAGAATGTTTCTGAATATCCCGACCATCTCAACATCAAGGCCGGCGTAAAGAATTACTACAAGCCTTCCAATACCTTGCGCGGTTTGTTCTATGTTACCGATGAGGCTTTCGCAATCGGGTTCGCTTCTTATGTCGGATGGATCACGACGGGCGAACTTTTCGGGGTTCCTCCTGCGTATAGGGCGTTGGCCACCGGCGTGTATGGAGGTTCATTCTCATATACCGATGCCTGGCTTTCAAGGATTCATCGTTCTTTCCTCGTCACCAACTGCTCCGTCGAACGCTTCGGAAATCTTTATAAGGTCACGGTTGACCTGATGCTTTCCGGCATCTCGGGCTGGGACAAGGACATCTACCCAGTATTGCCAGCAGGATGAGGTCTATCTCTGGATTCAACGGATCGTCCATCAACGGCTCGTTCGCAGCCGGCGACCCTATCTCTGCGTCAAAGTTGAACCAGCTTGCGACTGGAATCGACATCACGCGCACGATGATGTCGAACGACATCCAGTTCATGGGGAACACGGGCGGTACGGCATATTCGCTTGGCCAGCAGGTCTACGAGACCGCCCAAGGATTGCTTCCCCAGTTCTGGTGCGTCGTGACCGCCGAAGTCAATCCTGCCGACCCTACGGGTGACCCGCTTTACTTCCTGAAGACCACCCGTGGCCTGGTCAGTTTCTCTCAGTCCAACTTCCCACATACCCAGCAGGATTATTCTAATACGCCCAATAACGAATACACGTTCGGCCCTTCGGTAACGACCAGCGAGCAGCGGATGATCTTCGACATGGCCGCATACCCCATCGGTGCGCGGACCGCCGGCCCTCCCGAACAAGATACCAGCCAGTGGATGGCCCGTAACGGAAAGTTCAAGTTGGACACCACCGACCTGTCCTATTACGTCACGGTCTCCTTGCTGGAATATAACGACAAGAAGGACTGGTACACGGGCGAGGCTTTCATCAAATATCAGCCTTGGGTAACCCTGCTAAGGAAGACGGGCGACACCCACAACTCCATCTTCAAGCCCTGCTACAATCAGACCGTAAGGGATAATATTTATTTCTATCAGGATCCTGATACCGGGGTCATCTCGACGGGGTCTGCTGGCGTATTCCCCATCGGCATCGGCTATCAGATGAAGGTGATCGCCAGAATCGACTGGGACACCGAATCCAAGACTTGGAGCGTGACGCAGGAAATGGTCGGCCCCATCGAGCTGTCCTCCTGCATCGTGGCCATGAATAGTTACGATACCCAGGCGGCTCCCCCCAGTCCTATTTACTCCGACTACATGACGGCCCAGGCGGATAAGTTCTACGGCATCATGTTCAACAAGGACTACGTCGCCACCTATTTCCAAGTCAGCGCGTTCACGGACAGCGACATTCTCGACCGGGAATGGTGGTACGACCCCAAGACTATTTGACGGTTTAAGGGGTATTAACCCCCATTGACATACGGCTAAACCCAAACGGCGAACCCTATGTCCTGCACCCATTATGAGTTCAAGCAGGGCCAGTCCTTCAATGGGGTGGCCACCTATGCCCCCGAGACAGGCTGGCCTACCAACCTGACGGGCGTGACGATCAAGTCCGCGCTGCGGGACTCCCGTAACCATCGGCATTACTTTATCGTGACTGTCCAGTCCCCGACGCAGTTCACGATGTACTACGAGAACACGCAGGACTGGTACGCCGGCACGGCCTATTGGGACATCCAGTTCAGCCAAGGGGACACGGTCTTCTATTCGGAGACCGTCCGCATGAACATCCTGCCCAACGTGACCCCTAACCCCGTTCCCGCCTAATTTCCAATGGGTCTTTCCATCAGCATCAACGACCAGGCGGCGTTCAACGTCGTCATCGGTGTTCCTGGCCCCACCGGCCCCGCTGGCCCCACTGGCCCCGTAGGCCCTGCTGGCCCCGTAGGCCCCGTTGGCCCGACCTTTACCGGCGGAGCTATCACGTCCCCCATCGCTTATACCGTCGGGACGAATACCACCGTCTTGGAGAATGGCGACATTTACACGGAGAACACCGCAACGGGGGCATACGGAGTTGTCTACATCAATGGCCTGGAAGCCTCCGATGGAACGCACACCCTTGCGATGACGGCTTCGGGCATCACGTTCGGGGACTCCACGTTTCAGTCTACGGCCTTCCCCGGCTCTTCGGCGTTCTACCCCTCCACTGGCAACCCATCGGGCTTCCTGACGGCAGCCAGCCTATCAGGATACGCTACCCAGTCTTGGGTCACTTCCCAAGGCTACGCCACGGAGTCCTACGTCAACAGCCAAGGCTTCATCACGGCCTCGGCGCTGACCCCCTACCTCCTCAGTTCTACGGCGGCCTCCACGTACTACCCGCTGTCCAACCCTTCGTCGTATTTCTCCGTCGGTTCGGGCGACCTAAACCTCGACGGCTACGCGATCACGGACGGAAACTTCAACGCTCCTGCCGGACAGGTCAACGCCCAGAACGTGACGCTGACGGCTGGTGATGGCGGCGTGCTTACCTTCTCCGACGGCACGACGCAGGGGACGGCTGGCCTGTCGAAGTCGGCTGCCGACGGCTACTACTACCCGCTTGTCGGCAATCCTAACGGCTACCTTACTTCGGCTGGGGCCGCCTCGACCTACCAGACGATTGCGGGAATGTCGTCGTATCTGACGACCTCAGCCGCCTCGTCGACGTACCTCACGCAGTCTAACGCGGCTTCGACCTACCAGACCAT